CTCGACCAGCCCATCGGCGGCGGCGATTCCCACGAACGCCTTGGTCGAGGAGGCGATCGAATTCCGCACCGAGTTGTACCCGAAGTACAGCCGCGTCGGTGCCGTGGTCATGGTCAGGAGACCGTTGGTGGTCGCCGACATGCCCACGTCCATGATGTTGTCCTCGAACCGGAGACGATCTACCGCCGCCACGATCTTGTGCGCGCTCACCACCGCCGCGTCCGTCGGGGCGAACACGTCGTTTGCGACGTATCGACCCTTATCCGCGCCGCTGCCGTACTCGATTCCGATCGCAGCAACTTGAGTTCCCCCGGATGCACCCATGATGATGCGGTTGCGCTCGAAGTTCGAGCTGGAGCCGGTGACGGCGATGGCCTTGGTCACCGTCGTCGCCGCCGTCGCCGCCAGATTGAGCACGCAGTTTTCGATCGAGACGTTGTTGACGTTGATCGCCCACTGCGAGCTGGCCGCCGTCCAGTTGAACGTAGGCCGCTCATCTCCGTTGCCGACGCCGACCACCCGCACGCCCGCCTTCCAGGTGTGCGAGGTGGATGTCACCGACTCCGTATGTCCGGGGAGCACGATGATCGTGTCCCCCCGGTTGGCCCGGGCCTCATTGAGAGCCGTGGCCAGCGAAGTGACGAGGTTGGAGGCGATATCCGCCGTCATCTCGTCCTGAATGCCGAGCGAGCAGACGTAGAACACCTGGCCGCCATTCGGGCACAGGATGTAGCCCGGGAAGGCGAGAGGGTTCGGAAATCGGCTTACTCGGTTGACAGGCTGTGCGTTGCCCATGTGTCCACCTCAGATGTTGCTTCCGTAGACGCCGCGGGGATCCGTCCAGCCGACCGCGAAACGCTGGTAGCCGTCGAACGTCTTGGTCAGCGTCGCCTCGGTGTTGTAGTCGCGGAACTGCGGCTTCTGGCGCCAGATCCACCGCAGGCCCACCGGCGAGTCGGAGATGCCGAACCAGTTGGTCGTGCTGGTGAAATACTGGTTGGCGACGATTTCGATCCCCATGCCCTTGAGCACGTTGACCGCGTTGTTGGCGGTGTCGTTCTGCTGCTCCGACTTCATGATGCGGGCCGCACGGAAGTAGAGGTCCTTCGGGACCACCAGCTTCTTGAGGTTGTAGCCGCGGATCAGGCCGTTGGAACTGGGCAGCTTGGCCAAGTTGACCCACATCGTCTCGACTGCCGTCTCGCTGAGGCTCATCGCCGTCGCAAGCTGATTCGAGTAGGTCCCGCCCTTGGTCAGCTTGTGAGCCGTGTTGCAGAGCGAGACACCGTCGCCGCCGACGATGTTCGTGTTGAACGCCTGGGTAAAGACCTGGACGGCCTCATACTCCTGCGTCCACTTCGCCGACCGGGCCATGTTGCCCGCGCCCTCGATCGCCTTTTCGTACTTCGCATCGGCGATAGCCTCTTCCGACACCACCATGCGAAGCGCGTAGGTGACGACGTTGTAGCGCTTGCTGTAGCCCTCCTGGACCGAGTCAATCGCCATGATGGCGCCCTCGGCCTTGACCGGCATGACACCGGTGCCGGCGTACTCCTGATCATCGACGAAGTTGTCGGTGGTCGAGGAGACCTTGAAACCGCACTGTTCCCAAACAGTCGCCCCCTTGAGCTCGTCACCCCAGGTCTGATCCAGGGTGAGCTTGAGACTGTTCGAGATAGTTGTAGTGAGAATAGGTGCGGGCATGGTTATTCCTCCTTAAACGCCCGAGGTGGTGTAGGGCGGAAGGAATCCCTGGTTGCAAACAACCAGATATTTCGCCCGGGTTAGAGTTGGGTCGTTGACCGCCTGGTTGATCGTCCAGTTCTCCAACGGGTAACCGCTGATGCCGATGACTCGGAACTGGGCGGCCGATGTGGTGTGCGACGAGATGCTCATCGCCATCGACGAGATTCCGGTGGTCGTATCACCGCCGGACCCCGTCGAGAGGTTGCAGTTCTCGTTGATGATGCTGACCGCGGCGGCCAACGTGGTCACCGTGGTGCCGTCGTCGGCGTCCACCTCAAGGATCAGATCCGAGGTCAGAGGAACGAACGTCACGTAAGATGCCTGGTTGCTGCCAACCGTGGTCGGCGTGAACGTGGTGTTCGCCGGCAGATATGGCTTCGGCCAGCGCTTACCGCTGATGTAGTAGCTGAAGCCGATCGCTACGCCCAGAAGCGTCGTGCTGTTGTTGGCCGAGACGGCAACGGTGCCGTCGTTGACCGGGATGATGATGTCACCCTGGAAAATGGACGTGGCGTAGTTGTTCGCCACCTCCCTGCGCATCGGAGACGGGAACACGCCCTCGCCTCCGGTGATGGTTCCCCAGGGCCGGAACCCGCCCTTTGTGAGATTTGCCATAGTCTAAGCTCCTATTAGGTTTCGACCTGCGACTCGTACTTGCCGCCGCTCTTGCGCGCCTGCCCGCGAATCTGCTTGATCCGCGCCTCGTTCATCGCCTCGGCGCGCTTGTTTTGGCGCTCGGCAATCTCGTCAGGTGCCGCGTACAGCGTCAGAGACCCGACCTTGTAGCCAGGGTCAGACTCGGAGCCCAAATCGAATAGCGGGCGGGCCGAGTCAGGAGACCGCTCAACGCGAGAGAACCCCATCGCCTTGAAGCGCGGGATATCCTCGTCGCTCAGCAGCTTGTAAGTGAGGCCCTTCTGCTTGTTGACGACCTGATCAAGGGCGTAATCGCCGTCGATCGGGGCGTCAGACGGATCGTGACGCTTTCTGCGAGGCATGGCACACCGTTACGGCTGCTCAACTGTCACACCGTGCCGCGCTTTGCAGCGTTACTGCGCGAGGCGAGTATTCAGTTGTTTCAACCGTACCGGCGTTGCCGAGGTCGCCCCTTCTTTTCACCATCCGGCGACGGGGTAATCGCCGAGGCGATAATCTAAGCTAGATACAGCTCGGTCCGAAAGTCAAGCCTTCTTGTTGAGATTAACCGCAGTCGACCACTTTCGCACGGCATCGGCGTCATCAGTGAACGCCTGACCCTTGCTGTTCAAGTACGCTTTCGCCAATTTGACGGTAGCGCCATCAACCGACACCCTCTGTCCGCCATCACTGGACCCAGCGCCCTCTTTGGCAGGAACGCCATTGTAGCGCGCGCGCTGCTGCTCAGTGGGCTTCTCTTGGCCACCAAGGCTGAAGTCCTTGGCCGCAAGGGCGCATGCCTCGCGATAGGTGGCGATGTTGTCCGGTCGCCCCTTACTCAGGAGGATGTTGATGTAGCCATCGGCAGCCTGGCGGGCGGCGGCGTTGTTCTGAAGCCACGGGAACTCAGCGCCGAGGGTGACTTTGACGCCGGCCACTTCGGGATCGGGCATGTTGGCCGCGAATTCGGCTTGCCGGCGGGCGAACGTTCTCTCGGCGCGCAGGTCGGCGATGGCCTCCTGGGCCTCGTGGTACGCCTGGAGCTCGCGCTTGGCTACTTCCTTGTCCTGGGCAGCCGCAGAGGCCGCGAGGTGGGCTGCCGAACGACTACGCAGGTCAGTTAGGCGTGCTTCGTACGGGTCTTCCTGGCTCTGTTGGCGCTGCTGCTGGGACTGTTCGAACCGTCCGCGCAGCTCGGCGATTTGCTGGGCCTGCTCCTGGCGCTGTCGCTCGGACTCTTCCCACTTCTTGCGCAGATCCTCAGCCTCGGCCGCCTTGCGCCTAGTCTCCTGGAGCCACGCCCCGCGGCGGTCCTTGCGCGACTGGCGCTCTGGCTCGGCGGGCTGTTCACTACCTTCCCCGCCCTCCTGCTCGTCCGGTTCCGGAAGGTCGACGACGGCGCCGCCCGGCTGGGCCTCGGTCTCGGTCTGCTGGGTGTCCTGCGTGTCCATTACTTCACTCCCTTCAGCTTATTGCCCTTGCGCTGATAAATATGCTCGCCCGTCTCGCTATCTCGTACGGCTTCATAGGCCGGCACGCGCTCCAGGGCATCGACGCTGCCGAGCACGTCTTCCACCTTCATCTGCAAAATCTGCTTTCCCTTACCTTCCGGGTCGCGCTGAATCTCCTTTTCCCAGCCCGCGAACCGGCCGAACCAAACGACGTCGCCCAGCTCGACGAGGTGGTCGGCCATGACGTCGAGGGCGCCAAGTCCAGCCGCCACGAGCACGCCCATCGGCTTGGGCTCCTGCGCCGACTCGGCAACCCACAGGCCGCCGGCCGTCCTGGTCTCCGACGGCATCCGAAACACCAGCACGTTCTTGCCCATCGGCAGGTATGGCGTCTCCGGGATGCCATACAGCTTTCGTCTCTCTTCGAGCTTGCTCATCGGTCGTTCTCCAGTAGGTCAATGGCGCGGGACAATCCGCGCTGAAATCCAACAGCCACCCGTGTCTCGGCTTCTGTGGCGGAAGCCGCACTCGTGAGCACGGCCTGTACAGCGTCGGCCAGGTGCTCTTTCAGCATGGCGATGGCCGACCGGGTAACTTCGTCCTGGCGCCAGTCGGCGCGCTCCTCGTCCTGGCGGTCGTAAAACTTCGTCATTGCCCCTGCCCCGCGAATGGTCCGTTAGACGGGTTTGGGCCTGCGTTGGGAACCCGAGGAGGTGGATTCGGCGCTTGTCCAGGCGGCGGACCTCCCGGCTTGGCTGCCTTCGGCGGCGGTCCAGGAGGCCCACCGGGAGGGGGCGCACCCGGCGGCGGCATTGGCGGCGGGGCGTCCAGGGCCGCTACAAGGTCTGGGCGATCCATCGCGATGAACATGTTCTTCATCGCCGCGTGGACGAGCACAGGATTATTCGCCGTGAGCGGGTTGGACATGATCACGTTGAGTGCCGTCTGCGCCTCCTGAAACCTTTGCGGCTGTGACGCCATCCTAGGATCGGCCGTCACGGTGATGTCGACGTCTTCCAGGTAGTCCATGCGAGCCACATTGCCCTGGACCACCTGACCCTTGAACGGATCGACCACGCTGAAGTAAGTGTCGTCGTCCAGGTGGACGCTGTTGAGACGGGCCAGGGCCTTCCCTTCGAACGTCCGAGCCCGCGTGTAGCGCTTGTTCAGGATGGAGATAGCAGCAAGGGCTTGGCTGATGCGAATCTGAGTCGTGGTCGCCGTCTCGTTCGACCCGCCCACCTCGCCCGAGAGGATTTCATTTGCGCCCGAAAGCTCCTGAGCCTCTTCCTTCTGGTCCTTGATGAACTGTGCTAGCTGGGGATTGGGCGGTGGGAACTCGAGAATCTTGATCCCCTTGTCCAACTGCTCAGGGGCCAAGTCCACCTCGACGATTTCGCCCGGCTTGATGCGAAACTCACCGCCTCTAAGCTTCGTCTGTCGCGACCTAATGCCGGTGGCCGTGTTGGCGAGCGTCCCAGCGTCGACCACCTGAGAGGCTACGACGTCGGCCACCATGTTGTGTCCTTCGAGCATGTAGCCGATGCCGAAGCCGTAGATACCCTCGGGATTCGGGATGCAGACGTAATGGGTGAAGAAGTTGATCGGAACCATCTTCACCGCGGCCGGGTCGGGCGGGGGAGTAGGAGGCGTCGGAGGCGGCGCCATCGGCATCGTCGCGTCGGTCGGACCAGGGGCCGGCGGGACAGTCGCCGTCATCGGCCCTGGATTCGGGGGCGCGGTCATGTCAGGGGCGCCCGGTGCCGGGGGCGGCGTCATGCCCATCGGCCCCGGGGTCGGCGCCTGCGTCTGGCCGGCTAGATAGGCCGCCATGTCCATCTGGTACTGGGCCAGGGCCGCTTGATAGCTCGCCTGGTTTGCTGCTTTCTCGCGGTTGTAGCGGGCTCGATCTTCCGGGTCCTCGTCCTCGCGGAGCTTGAGACAGAGTAGCGTCTTCGTGTCGTAGTCGACCGTGATGATGACCGGCCGCTCCTTGTCGTCGCCTGGGAGCTTGTACCAGCAGTGCTGCTCTATGAGCTTCCTCGGTCCATCGTCGCCGTCGCTCGGCGGGTCCACGCCCTGAGCTCTATCGATGACTGCCTGAACCGGGTTCGACTTCGCCTTGTCGTCCTGGCTCTGAGGCTGCGAAACTTGGCCGCTCTGCTCGCCTGAATCGAGCTTGGCGTACATCGCCGTAACGCCCGAGTAGTAGCCGGTGGCCTCCATCTCCATCAGCTCGTGGCGATACATGCGGAGCACGCGGGTAATCCGCGGAACATCGGCTAGCGTCGGGTCAGTCGAGCTGCGGTGGTAGGGCAATACGATGTCCTCGGTCCGGCACACCTCGTGACAGGGGCGGTTCTTTACCGGGTCCCAGTACATGAACGAGAACGCCGAGCCGTAGAGCAGCCACTGCTGAATGAGCACATCATGGTTCATGACGTACTCGGGGATTTGGTGGTTGATCTGCCAGTTCAGGTGCTTGGCCACGCGGACCGTCCGCTCTAGGTCGTTGGCGTCCGTGGGCTTGACCCCGAAGAACTCGCCATTCGACGGGAATTGCTGGTCGTAGATGCGGGCGTGCATCCGCATGATGGCGGTGGCGATGATGGGGTAGTGGACCTGCGCCGACCTGGACTCGCCATCTTCGTTGTCCGTCTGGTCGAGTAGGCCGAGGAAAAGCTTGATGATGTTCGCCCGCCGCGTCCTGTACTTCTCCGACGACTTGTAATCGCGGTCGTACTTGGTACACACCGACTCCGCGCACTTCTTCTGGTCTTCCTCTAGTAGCTTGTAGACGAGGTTGACCGTCTCAGGCGCATAGCCCTGAGTGGCGGCGTCGTGCGGCGTCTGGAGTATGTCTTCCGGCCCGGTGCCCTGAGGGTCGCCGTAGCCTGGTTGATCGGTGGTCTGAGTAGGCTCGTCCATCATCCAATCCCCGCGTATCCGAGTCTGGCCGTGCGCTTTTGGCGGGCCTTCTGGATATCGTCGAAGTCGTCAGTGGTGTTGTCGTTGCTCGGCACCAGCGGCCGGCTCATGCATGCATAGGTCGTGTCGTCGTAGTTGTGGTCGTTCGAGTCGGTATCTGGCACTTCCGGGTCGTTCTTGTCGCAAGGTAGAGCCGGGATAGTCCGAATCGGCTCCTTGCACGTCGAAAACCATCGAATGCCGGGAACGATCAAGGCGGGGTTGCCCTTTTCGTCCTTGATGGTTGGGTGCCCGGTACGGCGCATGAGTCGCCAGCGCAGTTGGTCGGCGGCAGCATGGCGGTCCTTGGTGGACTTGAACCAATTCACGCCCACCAGCATCATAGTCTCGGCGATGGTGGGGCCGATGGTGCCGGTCTGAGACCAGCACGAGTTGTCCAGAGGCCCGGAGAGCATGGAG